GTCCTGATATAGGTGGTGCAATCAGCTTAGGAAAATCTTTCAAAACATTTAAGCTAGGCGGTTGGAAGAAGATGTCTAAGAACAACCAAGAGTACACTAGCATCAGCATCAAGGAGAAAGAAGAAGAGCAACAGGTCAGGAAAGAACCTGATATGTCTCACGTTCCCTTCTAATGGCTAAACGCTTTGTAGACAAAGAACACTTAGCATGGATAAGGCAACAACCCTGTTTGATGAAACAACTAGGGTTTTACAGTTGTGAGGGTTCAGTGGAAGCACATCATCTATTGCAACCCTCTACTGGCTTTAGAGGAGGTGTAAAATCTGGAGATGATCAATGTCTACCTCTTTGCCTTAAGCACCATGCTTTGATACATACAAAGTTCGGAACGGAGAAAGCCTTTTTCAAAAGTTTTGGTTTACCTGCAAACTATGGAAAAGAGATGGCAAGAAAGCTCTATGAAAGTAGCAAGTCATATAGGGAGCTAGACGATGATTTGCCCTTCTAAAATAATTGAAAAAATAGTGCTTGCAATCCTAATTGATTAGTCCATAATGTACTTTATAGTTAATAAATTGAAGGAGATAAAATGAAAAATACAACCTTAAAAACTGGGTGGGCAGAGAATAGAGGACTAAAAATGCTCAAACCAAATATATCAAAAAACCTATACATTCAATGGGAAACAAAAGACTTAATCAGTCATCTCAAATTTTTATCAACAAGGATTCCGAACAGACCGACAATACTTGCCACACATTACATTGAGGAAATCCTTATAGAAAGGGGAGTCATAAATTGAGGAGGTAATCAAATGAAACAGCAATTAGTTATCACACCACAGGATCTTAATCTACAAAACTTGTCACCTCGCTATCCACACAAAGTAAAAACATATAAGCATTATTACATCAATCAATGTAACCTTTTATTCAGTCAAAACAAGCTAATAGCATTTGTTAAGCATATAGTTGTAAATGGTGTTATTGTTGATTTACATAGTAGCTTTTATTATTTTACTGATGAAAATGTTTGTAAGAGACATTTAGCTTGGGCAAAAAAAGATTTAGAAAAATACTGCGAACCAGATAAAGATAAATTCAATAAAAAAATAAAAAAAGTTTTATTTGACAATTTCAATTACAAACATAACAAAAAGTAACTATGAGAAAATCACCTAGTCAAATCAGGGAAACCAAAAATATAGCAATAGCTTACACAGTGCTTGGTCTTATGATCATTGGTTGTGTGTTCTTAGCAGCATTCGGATTTTAGATATGAGCGAAAAAAATACACTAAACCCTGCCTTCTATAAAATGATGGATAATTTTTTAGACTCATTCAAAAGTTGGATTGCTATATCAGATTCAAAAATGACAGGTTTTGATCTAGCAACCACTCAAGATTTCATGCAAGAACAATATAAATTACAGAGTAAGTACGGTGTCAATTATGAGCAATTAATTAAAAGTGGAAATGTACCAGTAGAAGATTTTCCTGTATTGCAACAACAAACACATTACGAAAACGAATTTTTAAAAACTGAATATGATTTATGGCTAGATTGTTTGAAAATGCAATTTGACGTTAAAACTTTACACAAGTATCTACCGAAGAAAACTGAACTGATAGAGTTTTTCTCAAATGTTCATTTACGAATGCCGCATGAAAAAACTTTACTAATACAAGAGTACGATAAAAATTGTTGTGCTTTTGTAAGCATAAGGGAAACTAAAGCTAAAGATTTTAAAAAAAATATAAATCCAATCGGTATAGATAAAAGAAACCCACTGAATCCAAATCGTATTTTTGACTCTTGGAATCTTGAAAGGAACGATACTGTTTATGAAGCTACATTAAGCGTTTACACAAACTTAAAACACGAAGATATTCTTAACAAAGAAAAACACGAATTAGCAGACGTTTCATTTCTTACTAGACCTATATGCTTTTGTGTACCAGTATCTTTTGCTTTCCCTGCAGGATTGACACTAGAAAAGTATCAGTATTTTCACCCAACTAAAGATGATGGCATTAAGGCTATTCCTACATCTAACACTCCTAACAAAAAAGGAGGTGCTTTAGGTAAGATGTCAGAACCTTATTTTGCATCTATTTTTTTTCCAGAAGCATATAGGTTAAAGAATAAAATACTTCAATTAAATAAGAAGCAATATTTTATGGCAAACACAGAACCTTATAGGATCCAAACAAGTTATATGGACATGAGCGATTCCACTTATATGCTCATTATCAATGCTATGACTCACATGAGTATTTATGGACACCCAGACTTTAAAGAATTTTGCGTTCGTAAATTAAAAAAAGAAGGGCATGACGTTAAAAAGATTACATTGAACAGAGGTAAACCATTCAAAAAACAGTTTAATAAACCCAAGTTTGAACACTACTTACTAGATTTAACAATACCTGCTGAAAGCGAAGATAATACGGACGGTGTAGCAGGTAAGAAAAGACATCATTTAGTAAGAGGACATTTGATGAAAACAAAGAATGGCAAGTACGTTTGGAGACGTTCACATTGGAGAGGTAATCACAAACTTGGAACTATTACCAAAGATTACAATATTGACGTTGATAAAAGAGTAAAAAATAAAGACGAACAAAGTTTTAGACCAACAATATAGGAGAAATATATGTTTAGTAATGAAGAGATTGAATTTTACAGAGATAAATGCTGTGTTGTGTATAACGACAAGACGGGAGAAAAACCTTTAACTTATATCCATGTCTTTGAAGATTATGATGAGGCACAAGCCTACAAAAAAAAGCTAGATAAAACAAAAGACTTTGCCTGTTTAGCTTTTTGTAACACAAAATATTTTTATAATGTAGAAGCCATAGAATTATTTTTAGAGACATATAAGGACGCTATAAAAAAATTTAGCGTTTCTGCAAACAAACTACACTAATGAAAGAAGAAGATATAACACCATGTGACGAATGTGGAACGCTATCAGGCTTAGATGGGTACTGGCTTGCTAGAGATGGTAAGAACTATTGTAATTATTGTTACAGCCATGTTTTCTATCCTAGATATTATGGATTTAGTAAGGATGACTTAGAGAATGGAAAGGCAGGTTTTGACATAGATGGAAACCCCTTACATAAAATACACTGATGGCATTTTTCTACGACAATACCCAGAGCTACGAGGACAACTTCCAGAGATGGTGGAAAGCTAAGACCTTAGAAGCTGAGGCGCATAATATCAGCGCAGGCGATGAGACAAATGCCAGGAAGAAGTTTGACTCCTACTTTGGTAAAAAAAAGGTCAAGATAACAAGGATTAAAAATGACTCTACCTAAAGAATACCAAGATTATTTTGATAACATGATGCACAGAATGGACAACGCAAAGGTTCAAGAATGCCCAGAGTGCAGTGAATCTAACTGGGGTATGACTATAGAACCTGACGTGTCTTTAGTCTGTAACAACTGTGAGTATTCTTATATAGATGATCTTTTGAATCGTATGATTTCACCTTACTTACCCAAGACACAAAAAGAATATGAGGAACAGCAAAAGAATAATCCTTTTATTCATTTAAGTATTTTGAGCAAAGTGTTTAGATGCTTAGGAAAAAAATAAAATAATATAAAGAAAGTGCTTGCAATATAGTCCTTCTTGGACTAATATAGGTAGGGTTAATTAATTGAAAGGAGATAAAATGAAAAATTACTTAAGCAAAGAAACAAAAAAGCAGATTGAAAGACTCTGCACTATAGAATACGCAATAGAAAAAAACTACACCCCTCTAAAAACTGTAGATATAAACTACGATGAAAAAAAAGGTTGGGTAAAAACTTTTGAAAAGGTTGATCCAAAACTTTTTGACCGATCTAAAGTTGAGCATTTTACTGAAATATTAGATACGGTAGATACTAGTAATATCAAATATTGTGTACATAACGTAACGGGCAAGAGATACAGAATAAATCAAAAATCAAAAATCTTCAGGCACAACTTTGATGTAGAACTTGAGCAAGACCCAGAGTACAAAAAATTACAGGAGATGGAGCAGGCATAAAGCCTGTTCCTTAACTTGAAGGAGATAAAATGAGAAAGAGCAGAAAGGAAAGGAATATGGACGAAAGAATATTTAACCGAGAAAAATATTTAGCAAAAATTGCATGGAGATATCCTTATTTAGATGATACCTGTGAAGAGTGGACAAAAGGTACTTATTGGGGAGAAGATGGAACATACCAAGATTTATCTGAACAGCTACATGATTTAGTACCTAGTAGCGGTTCAGTAGATTGTCCTGAACAAAATCCTAAACTTGAGAAGTTCCGTAAAATGAGCAATGCTTACTATGATCTGTATAATAATGGTGGAACAAATACTGGTCGTAAAACTGCTTACTATTTTCCTAGAACAGTGACCTATGCTAAACAAATGAGATGGAACAGGTGTTATGAAATCACAGAACCTAAAATGGATAGAGCAATTTTACAAGCGGGTAAAGAACAGGGGTTAGTGTAATGTCAGGATTCACAAAAATACAGCCAAACGGTTATGGAATACACATCAGTATGATGCACAATCAGAGGTTTGGTCTTACTGATCAAGACAGAGCCAAAAGAAAAGCTCGTCAAAGACGTAAAGAAGCAAAAAAAGCTAGGTCTTAATTGATCTATAGAAAAGAGGAGGTTATAAAGCCTCCTTTTTTTTGTGTTTAAGAACAATCTGTAATATAGTTGGCAAAACACCAGTCAAACGATGAATATACAAGAAATAGAAATTTCACAAATATCTCCCTATAAGAACAATCCAAGAATAAATGAAGATGCTGTAGAGGTAGTTAGTAAGTCCTTAAAAGAGTTCGGTTTTCAACAACCTTTGGTATTAGATAAAGATATGTCTGTGGTTGTAGGACATACAAGATTGTTAGCAGCTAAAAAAATAGGGTTAAGCGCAGTACCATGTTTGGTCGCAGACAAACTTAGCGACGAACAGATCAAAGCGTATAGAATTATGGATAACAAGTCCGCTGAATTTGCACAGTGGAACTACGGATTACTTAGTAAAGAAATAGCAGATTTATTAGAATCTGATTACGACCTAGAACTAACTGGATTCAGTGAAGAAGAACTAGCAGAACTAGATCTAAACCTTGATACTGAGTTTGTAGAGGAGGGAAACATAGATGAAGACGAAGTACCTGAATTACCTAGTGAACCAGTAACAAAATTGGGTGACTTGTGGCAACTAGGAAACCATAGGTTATTATGCGGTGATAGCACTGATATACTAAATGTAGAAAGTTTGCTTGATGGTAATAAAGCTGACCTATTATTTACTGACCCACCTTATAATGTAGCTTTTAATGGAAGAAGCGGAAAGTTTGACGTTATAAAGAACGACAATTTAACAGACCAAGAGTTTTCTAACTTTATTGACTCTTTTTTATCTATTTTAAAGTTGTTACAAATTAATACTTATTATATTTGTTGTAATTGGGCATTTTATGGAATTTTGCAAACTAAATTAAAACCTAAAGCGTGCATAGTTTGGGCAAAAAATGTGTTTGGACTGGGTAAAGGTTATAGGCACCAACATGAATTTATACTTTTTGACGGCTTTATTGACGCATCCATAACCAATGAATCAGATTTATGGAAAATATCTAGAGACGTAGCTTACAAACACCCTACACAAAAACCAGTTGAGCTTTCCGAAAGAGCAATAAAAAACTCTACGAGAAAAAACAATATAGTCTTAGACTTGTTTGGAGGCTCAGGTTCTACATTACTTGCGTGTGAAAAAACAGAGAGAAAGTCTAGATTATTAGAATTAGACCCTAAATACTGCGATGTGATTATACAAAGGTGGCAGGATTATACTGGTAAAGATGCAGTTCATTTAGAAACAAATATGAACTACAATGAGTTACAGAAAAGTACAGAAAATGGCTAATACACCTACTAAATATAAAAAAATTACAACAGAGTTGAAAGAACAACTTAGACTATCTTATGTGCAAGGAGAGGTTGATGCACAAGGGTTTCGTAAGACAGCTACGATAGAAGAATTAGCTGATGAGCATATATTATCCGTCAACACACTGTATAAACTAGCACAAAGAGAAAATTGGAAACAACAACAAGAACAATTTCAAAAAGAATATCAGGAAACATTAGATAAACAAAGGATCAAAGAGTTTGCATTAGAATCTAAAAAGTTTGATTCAGCCTGCTTAAATATTGCTAAAGCTCTTATGGCTAGAGTGGGTGCTAATATTAGAAATGCACAGAACGAAAATATTAAAGATTTTTCTCCACAACAATTAGATCAACTCTCAAGTGCAGCAATCAAAATACAAAAGTTTGCTAAATTAGCATTAGGTGAGTCTACTGATTCAATAGATATAAATGCAAACATCCAAGAAACAGATGCCTTCAGAGAAGCTATGGAACTGCTTGACACAGTTGCAGAGTCACGCAGAGAAGGAAACGATAAAGCTGTACACTGACTGGCTTAAAACAGCTAGATCTAAACAGTTACAACCTAAAGAAGAGCATTACATTTGGCTGATATTAGCAGGCAGGGGATGGGGAAAGACAAGAACAGGCGCACAAGACATAGCACTTTACGCTCTGAGAAATCCTAACAGTTTATGTGCTGTAGTAGCACCTACACATGGTGATCTTAGAAGAGTATGTTTTGGTGGCAATAGTGGATTATTGTCTATAATTCCAGAACAATGTTATCTTCAGTCATCCGACGCTAAAGGGTATTCATCTAGTGTTGCTGAGATAAGATTAGACAACGGTTCTAAAATAATAGGCTATGCAGCTATAGAACCAGATAGACTTAGGGGTAGTCAGTTTCATAGGGCTTGGGCAGACGAATTAGCTGCGTGGAGATATCCAGAAGCCTTTGACCAGTTAATGTTTGGACTTAGGTTAGGAAAGAATCCTCAATGCGTAATAACTACTACACCGAAACCAAGCAAAGTAATCAAAGATCTTTTAGCCAGAAAAGATGTTTATGTCACGACTGGTAATACATTTGAGAACCAAGAAAACCTAGCTGATACAGCTTTAGCTATGTTAAAAGAAAGATACGAAGGCACAACATTGGGAAGGCAAGAGTTGTATGCAGAAATTATAGAGGACTTTGATGGTGCTTTGTGGAGCAACAGAATGATTGAAGAAACTCGTTTGCCAGAAGATACTGACAGAGAACTAAGAAGAATAGTCGTAGCCATTGACCCTGCTGTTACAGCTAACGCAAATTCAGATGAAACTGGAATCATAGTTGTAGGAACTGACTTTGCAGGCAGATATTATGTGATAGATGATTTTAGTGGAGTTTATACACCCGATAAGTGGGCAAGGCTATCAGTAGACGCTTACTACGATTATCAAGCTGATCTGTGCGTAGCAGAAACAAACAATGGAGGTGACTTGGTAGAAAGGTTGATCAGGTCAGTTGACCCCTCTATAGCTTACAGGTCTGTAAGGGCAACAAGGGGTAAAATGACTAGAGCAGAGCCAATATCTGCCCTTTACGAGCAAAAAAGAGTTCACCACATCGGATATTTTGCTGAACTAGAGCAACAAATGATTAGTTACACTGGAGAAACAAACGCTTCCCCTGACAGACTAGATGCTTTAGTATGGGGTCTAACCGAACTAAGTAAGTCTAGGGGTGAAGTGAATTGGAGGATTAGCTGATGGCATCAATACTGGACAATCTAAAAAATGTTTTTGCTTCTGAGCCTGTTGAAGAAAAGGACTACGGAAGCATGGTAGGGTATTTTGGTGTAGGTTCTTCCAGATCAAAAAAATATTCGTATCAACAATTATCTGAGGAAGGTTTCCAAAAGAATGCGATTGTGTATCGCTGTATCTCGGAAATAAGCAAAGGAGCAAGCGCAGTTCCATATATGCTGAAAGCAGGGGATCAGGTCTTTGAAAGTCACCCACTATTGAGCCTAATAGATAGACCTAATCCTCTGCAATCACATTCAGAGTTCTTTGAAGCTATATTTAGTTACCTTTTATTATCTGGGAATAGCTACATATTGAAGGTAGGAGCAGACATTGGTTCACCTAAAGAATTGCATCTTTTAAGACCAGACAGAATCAGAATCAAGGGTAGCGGTAAACCCATCCCAGAATCTTACGAATACCAGATCAACGGTAAAACACAGGCAATCTATCCAATAGATGAGGCTACTGGTAAAAGTGATCTAAAACAAATCAAACTATTTAATCCTCTTGATGACTATTATGGGATGTCACCTATGTCACCTGCTGCCATTGAAATTGATCAGCACAATATGTCAGGCAATCACAATATAAACCTGCTCAGTAACGGGGCAAGACCTAGCGGTGCGGTGGTATTTAAACCACAGGATGATCAAGGTTTTTCTGTGAATCTTACGGAATCTCAAAGACAACAGATGCTTTCAGATATAAATACAAGATTCTCAGGGACACAGAATAGCGGTAGGATTGCATTACTTGAAGGAGACTTTAACTTCATAGAAATGGGATTGTCTCCAAAAGACATGGACTTTTTAAACCTCAAGCACATGGCAGCTACAGATATAGCTATGTGTTTTGGTGTGCCAAGTCAGTTGGTTGGAGTGCCTGATGCTCAAACATACTCAAACGTAGCAGAGGCAAGATTAGCTTTATATGAAGAGACTATAATTCCACATTTAAGAAAGATAGAATCAGACCTCAACGAATGGCTTGTGCCTATGTTTGGGGAGAATCTGATGTTTTGCTTTGATATAGACAAAATACCTGCCCTAG